TCGGACATTTTCAGTGGCGGTGGACAAAATATTTTAAAACTAAACGTAGGGACGATTTATCGCAAACTACTATTCTATATTGAGGATTCAAACGGGAAACCGTTAGAGCCAAAAGACTTTACGGGTAATATGGAACTGGTATTTAACCAAGCGGACACGCCTTACAACGTGAAACCGGAAATACTCACACATGAAAGTCATAGTAATCTAGGTTATCCACTTCCACCGGGTATGTATTGCTTTGACTTCTCATTCCAAGGTGTACCAAATCTCGGAGGGTCACGCGACTACGTGGATACGGAGCGTTTAACAGAATTCTGGTTCCGTTTCTCTACGCAAGTAGGCGGGAAAGTCACAGTCGTATCAGAAACATTATCACGACTACAAATGTAAGGGGCTTTATGCTCCTTACCTATTTATAAGGAGGGAACAGAATGGGACTGAATCATTTCTATCACGATCTATACCCGGATACGGGTTTCAATACGACAAGTGGAATCACCGTAGCGGAAATGGGCGACCAAGTTGTATTAGTTGATGAAAAAGACATCAAGACAGACGTAAAACCAAAGAGCGACCCAGTAACAGGCGCAAGCATTTGGAAGTCGATTGGTCTATTTATCATCATCATAATCGCATTCGGTTATGTGGCGGGGAGGTTGTAAAGATGGACGTTACACAAATGACGCAATTGATTGGTAGTTTAGGCTTCCCGATATTCGCATGTATTTATCACATGACGACTATGAAAAAGACACTAGACGCGAATACACAATCTATTAACGCGAATACACAAATTATGATGCAAGTGCAAGCATTTATTGCACAAGTTGCGCAAGGAAGCGGGGAGAAGAAATGAGCAAATCATTAATTCTAGTCGTAGCTATTCTTGCATTATGGTTCTTTGTAATTCGAAAGAAAAAGGCGTGATGAAATGTGAACAACGACGCGAAAGGTTTAACGTTTCTTACTCTATCCCTTTTGTTTTTATGGCTCGTGTTTGATGATTTTGTCGGAAAGAAACGTCTGTCAAAATTGGCGCAAATGATGACGCCGGACTTATCACTTCCAAGCGCTGGAGAGGTCGCGGAAAAAGTGGTAGACGGTGCAAAAGAGTCTGTAAAAGAAACAACAAAGAATACAAGGGAAGCGCAAAAAGAAGCGGATAAAAAAGCGGGGGAAATTCTATTTGAAAAACCCGCGAAAAATGCAAAAGACCCCAAAACGAAAGAAGTATTAGAACGTCTTTCTGAACAAAGCAAGAAGCGCGCCCAAACGAACGCGTACAAAGATAAGGGGTGGCTCGGATACAGTTGGGAAGACTTATTCGAGGATACGTGGGGCACGGTGAAAGGGTGGTTTAAATGAAAGAATTTACGGAGTCAATGCCATTCGTCATCTTCTTTATGTCCGTGACCGTCCTATTGCAATCCTTCACGAATGAGCGTGTAACAAATGGATTTTTGCTACTCGTGTTAATGAGTATGGTTGTTACAAATTCGGACAAGTTTATAAAACTATTAAATGAGGTGAGAGTATGACAAAAGTATTCGATATGATCGCGGGAATTGGAATGCTCATTGGTATTTATTTGTTCCTTTCAAATGGTCGAGAAACAGTGTCAATCATTGAAGCAATGGGTAAAATACCAGTTCCATATTACCCGTAAAGTCTTTTGGCTCTAACGGTTTCCCGTTTGAATCCTCAATATAGAATAGTAGTTTGCGATAAATCGTCCCTACGTTTAGTTTTAAAATATTTTGTCCACCGCCACTGAAAATGTCCGATTTGTCCACCGCCACTGAAAATGTCCGATTTCGATTGTACGAGTTTCAGTACAGACATATCTGGTTGTCCGCCCGGAATCGACGGAATCGAGAATGTTTCAATAACAGGTGTGATTGACATAGATTTAAAAATAACTTGGTCATTATTTGATGGATTTAATTTATATGCATTTGCTAATTGGTCAACGGCAATTGATAAGTTTACGTTAGCCGTATTGTTTTGCAACATAACCATTCCAACAGGGTCACGCTCATTTAAACTAACTGGAATAGGGATTGTAAATTGAATTTCATTGTCCTTCCCGGCTGTTGTTGCTACGTTTTCCACATAGTTTAATGACTGTTTATTTGCACCTGGTAACAATACGTCCGGATGATTACGTAAAACGTTGTACATAAATAGTTCTTTTCCGCTTACAATATAAGGAGAGAAGCCGTTATTTAAGTTGAGTTCTACTCGACGTAAAATACCATATGGAGACATCGGGTCACGTTGAATGTTCCCGCTAGAGCTTTTCAACGTGGCTACGGCTTTTACATGTAGCATAATTTTTGTTAATAGACGCGCTTTCGGCAATGTGAAATCAAGCGTCATACCTTCTTGTGTAACAACTTGTGTTGGCAATGTTTGTTTGTATTGTCGTGTTGACGTCGCCCAAATCGCTGCGCGTTGTTGCGGTGTATATTGCTCTTTCTGTTGTGCCATTAGTTTGTTCCTCCTTCAACAAGTCCGCTTCCCGCGCCTTGTTCACGTTTGATTCGTTCCAGTTCCGCTTGCTTTGCTTCATTTGCTAAACGTTCTTTTCTTTCTCCTTCACGGATTTCGAAGTCAGCAAAACGTTCATTTGATTCCACATATTCACCATTTTCATAACGACTTTTAAAGTTGGCTAGCTGTTCAAATGTCGGTTTCGTTGCTGTAAAATGTGTATTAATACGATTCATATTTCCATCATAAATAGTAACTACGTGCATGTTATACCGCCTCCGCTATTGGTCGAACGACCGGAATATTGTATTTCTCAGAACCTTTTTTAATAATGTAAATAAAGATCATTGTGACGAATGTTGATACAAACATAGATACCCACCATGACGGGCTAAATAGTTTACCCATTTTCATTTCCTCCTTTATACGGCTTGGACAACTTCACTTAGTCCTTTTACCGGATGTTTTGTTAAAATCGCTTTTGCCATGACTGTTAATAAAATGAACATGAGCCATAACACAATAATATTTTTGAGTCCGACCCCTGCAAATTTACCCTCCACATTGTCACCCCCTTTCAAAGTTTCAAAGTGGCGCGGACAGGTTCATCATCGCTATCCCGCATATACCAAAAGTTATACTTACCGGGCTTTTCGTAAAACTCCGGACACCCTGTCGCTTTTACAATGCGGTCACGGTCAGCCGGAATGTTTAAATCGAAAATAAAGAAGTGACTTGAATTGTTAAACACATCAATCGGGATTGTAGCGGGTCTTTGTGTACATGCCCAAACCGTCGCTTCCTTACTACGCCCGCGCGTCATAAGTGCGCGCAAATGGAATGGATACTTTGTAGGAGATGGAGCAACCTGCATTAATTCATCAATCCATAGAATTGTATTTTCTCGCTCATACACCCACTTCATAAGTGCGTCATAATGTTCTTCGTCCTGTTCTTCTGGAATTGGACAATAGATAATTTTCTTTGTCTGGGCTTCGGCTACTTCTTCCAGTGTCTCAACCAGTACAAAGTCTTTTCCTTCCCGTAACCCATACCAAAGTTCCTTACCTTTCTTCCTACGCTCTAAACACTGTCCTTTTGTATCTAACATCACAACGTGTTCATACCCCGCTAGATATATTTCAGCTAGATAAGATTTCCCACTACCTGTTTTCCCTGCAATAAAGACATGTTCATCAGTCGGGATGCCATTCATGTTTCTTCACACCCTTCTTGTCATAACTCCTTTCCGTCCGCAAAACACCCTTTCCATTTTTAAGAGCTTGTTTGCGTGACGCATACGGAACGCGTGATAATAAAGTATTGAAAAAGTATTCGTCCATACGGTAACAATGTTCCTTGTATTCAAAAACGACATACTTTTCACCTACCGTAACAGACCATTCTTCAACGAACGGAAAACAAGGTTTCCAATTCTTACACCAATCACCTAACGGTATTGCATAAATACACCTACTCGCTCGGATAAGTACCATGTTGGACATAGTCAATCACTTCTTTCACACGTTCCAGTCCGCCATCAATGTTGTCTTCGAACTCATCAGAAAGGAGCGCTTGCCGGAATGAGGGAAGAAATGTCCCCGCTAAAATTTTGACTTGAAACGGTAGCCTGTCCACCACTAGGTTTAAGACTTGTTCCAGTCTTTCCTGTTTCGTTTCTGCCGGATGTTCCGGTAGTTGGATTTGGTCTAGCATAATTTGTTACCACCTGCGCTTTCTTTTGTTTTCTTGTAGCATTCCACATTAAGAATTTTGGTACGAAGATTGTAAAACATGCGATAGCAAGCGCAATCGCGTCACTGTTTTCCCCGACTTTTTCAAATGCCGATGTTTTCGCTAACATGTTCTCTATTGGTTCACATAGCGTATTAATTTCCGTTTCACTTAAAGCCCATATTTCAAACCCTTCACGGGATGCCACCATTGTAGATACTGTTAGTAAAATAGGTTTCAATTGCAAAATGTCCATTGACGGTGCTTTTGTTTTTCCTTTGGATCGTGGGGAAGATTTTGCATTCGCGCGTGAACGAGCTTTTCGTTCCCTATCCTTTTTGCGCTTCTCTTCTAATTTTGCATCAATCTCCGCCTTTTCTTCTTCTTTCCCCGGAACGTCTACAGGAACCAACTTAGGAAGCTTTTCTTCTTCGGTTTGTTGTCCTCTTCCTCCAGTTCCTCCACTTCCGGTTCTTCCTCTTCCTCGACTTTTGGTTTCGGTGGTACTGGTACTTTTTGCGCCCCCGATTCCTGTTCCTTCGGCTTTATTACTTCCTGTATCGTCGACATGAATGTCTTTGCCCATTGTGGTGCATCCTCCTCACTTTTTGATTTTGGTTTACGTTTTGGTTTCGACTTTTCTTCTTCCTCTTCTTCCTCGTTGTCATCTTCTTCGATTTCGTCCAGTTCTTCCTCGTCATTCTTTCTGGCGAAGAATTGGAGATTATTTATTGACAAGAAAGTTTTACCCATACCCGTTGTTTTTAAAAATGGTACGCGTTCATGTTCTTCCTCTAATATTTTCAATTCATCTTCACATGCTTTTCTTCTTTCCATATGTCACACCCCTTATCGAATGTTTGTTCTCTATATGTATACTATAATACGAACGGACGTTCTAAAAAACGTGACACTTGTCACATTTTTGCATAAAAAAAAGACTAGCTTGTCCGCTAGCCTTCTTTCTCTATTTCTAGTAATCTTTTAACAATATACTCTTTCGATACAACAGACTTATCCATTTGCAATAACTCAATAATCAACTCATGTATCTTATCTTTCAATTGTCACACCCCTTTCAACAAATTTGAATTGAACGTGATTTATGGTGAGACCGTTTAATCTTTCCTTTCGTTTCTAATTGTAACAAATAACGGTGTGCCGTCTGATAACTAACGTACAAACGAGACCCTAAATCACGCACGGAAGGTGCAAAACCAAACTCAATCATATAATCCTCAATGCATTCCATCACTTCTTCTTCTCTCTTACTCAACATAATTATCCCCCTCAATATCTTCTACTTGATGTGACTTCAAGAAAGTTAATTGCGCTCTTTTTTCCCCACTACCACGTTTATATGAAAGTTTGTGGACATTTGTAAAACCTTGTTTCTCAAACTTTTCAATAATTGCATGCTTGTCCTCTTTTTCTAATGACATATCAATCTTTAATATTTCATTACAAGTGTGACTTTGAATCCTCATGAAACATCACCTTCATAACTACCTGTCGGTGTATCGTGGAATTTAGCTAATTTCCACATTTCATTTTCTAATTCTTCATCAGCCCAATAACGTGGTGTTTTTGCATCGTAAGACTCGAAGTGATGCGGAATACTAATGTTTCTTATATAATCTATCAAACGTTTCTTTCTTCTTTTTAAGGCAATATGTTTCGATTCTGAAACCGTTGCTTCTATGTCTTTGTTACCATTCAATATATAACCTAAAGACGCCCTTCTTACATAACTATCATACAATTTGATTTTCTTTTCCCCATCTATTAAAGACATATAAAACTCTTCAAATTGCTTATAATCTAATTCCCTAGCATCCTTGATAACGCCTTTGGCTTTAGTCTTTTCATAGAATTCATGTATTTGTTCTAACTCGTTCCATTTGATTCCTAATTCTGAATACATCTTTTCTTGCAAATAGATCCCTCTGCTGATTTTACCTTCCGGTAACCATTTCCCGTATTCATTGCCAACTTTCACGGGATTCATTTCTTTACTTGTCACAATCGCATCTGTATCCGTGTAATAGATTTCCGCACCATTTGCCTTTTCTTCCATTAAATCTTTATATAACTTCACTCTCGCGTAACTTGTTATATAAGCTGATATGTGAGGTTGAATTGTTTTTGATTGCGAAATACTCTTATACATAATGTATTCTTGTTCCGAGCCTTTAAATTTCGTATATTGTTTTTTTACATATATAGAACCTTCTGATTTTCTTTTCTCTTCTTCTTCTACATTACAATAAGATGTTTGAATCCTTCTCATAGCAAAACGCCCATAAAGTGCCGTTTGCATAAGTTTAGCAACTGCTCTTTTTCCGCCTGTACTTCCTTGTTTTAGCTTTTCAAAGTATTCTATATATCCTTTAAATAACTTATCTTTCTTCGCCCAAAAATAAACTTCTTGCATGTCCTCTATT